TACAGTAGATACTTCCGAAAGGTTGCACCGGCAACCAGACAAAAAAGAGAATGCACATGGGCTTTGGAGGCTTGGTATGATGAGTGAAGAAACATTTCAAAAGGTCGCTTATGATGCAATCCGTATCATGTCATCTGTTGGCTTCAACACCAACAATCCTGATTTGAAGGAATATGCAACACTCTTACAAATACGCTATGAGAAGTTATTGACTGGCGGTGATTTACAATGAAGAAAAACAATCGTGGGCCAAGAGTCACCCGATACGAAAGAAAGCCGCCAAGCCGTTCCGTAGCAGGTAAAGTGTGGGTGGCCGCATATCATTTGTTTGGTTGCCCCCCCTCATTCATGCGAGTCATCCCTCCATCTCGATATTACGAAGAAGGAGGCGAAAGAATACTCACTAAAACAACAAGGTGGGAGATTGGATACCCAGAAGACGATGAAGAATACATTGTCGTGAATGGCCCTGCTAAGAAAGCAATTGAGGCAATAGGGGAGGCGACAGTATGAGTGCCTCTACTGTTCCGACAGCACCATTGACACCAATTTATGTCGTGTTGCGTAAGACCTTGAACGACGGCCAAATTCATGCAATTTTGCCTTATGTTGATATTCCGAATAAGGAGAAAAAACATGGCAAGTTTGCGTTTGTTTTAGCCAATGGCCTAAGAGGTTCGATTACCCAATCTATGATTGAAGGAAAAACAGAACCCTGTCCTGTCAAAGAAGCCGAGGATATTGATATTGCCATGAGGAATCAACATTGGGATCCTATTTACATCAAATATGAAGACATTGATTTCAAACGACACTTTGAATTGAGGGGCGATGATGGAGTCCACGATCAAGTATCACTTTCTATGTTCAAAGACTTGAACGATTGGATTACCTGTGCATATTGCGGTCATCCGAATGAATCACACCTTGAACAATGCGAAGCCTGCAATATAATTTTGGTGACTGGGGAAATACCTGTAATTGAATTAGACTTCAAGCAAACTGGTTTTAATTTTGAAGGCGGGGAATGGGAATGAGCCTTTATGGTCGGTATCGCTTTGGCTCAACCATGATGGCGAGAGCAAAGAGGCAATCCGAGGCATTGAAAGCGTTGGATGCTTTGAATCAGGCAGTAGAACCTTGGAACACTGTGATTCAAGAATTGCGGGCCGATAGAGGTATTCTGTTGGGTAGCGCACAGTATGAAGAATTGAACGGTGTTGAGAAGTGCGAAGCGTTGGATAAAATTGATTCAAAGTTAAGAATTGCTCGCCAATTCGTAGAGTCATATGAAAACGACCTAAAAAAGAAATTAAGAACATTGCGAGTAAGGAGGGGTTCTCTAAATGGCATTGAATAATTTATCCAGCATGGTGCGTGAGGTCTTGTCTAATGATGAGCCAATTGGATTCGTGGTAGAATGCGAAGACAAAAAAAAGAATGTTCAGGGAACGATATATCCTCCTTCTAAAACGGGTTGGTGCGAGGTGACGCTTAATGGTAAAAACAAGCATTGGGAATCAAAGAACCAGCGACAAGAATTATTTATCGAAGCGGAGAACCTTTTGGTCGAAATGAGTTTCAAAAAGAACAACAACAAACGCCCCTTTAATTGGAAATTGATTTCGACAAGCCTCGATTCTAATTTTGTGTATTCGACATATTTACGACATAGCGGTGATGAAAAATGACTGAACGGCATTATTGGATGGATTGCCCTGATTGCGGCAACCCTCACATGGTTTTAGAAGGATTAAAGTTTGATTTTGTGACGGAAGAGAAAAAGAAGAAATTCCGTTGCCCTCAATGCCGGAGGTGGGCTTATGCAAAGGAACTTTCCTCAACCCAATGAAAAGGATGTCGAATGGGCTTATTTGCTTTGGAACTCTATGACTATCGGCGGCGAGTGGACTTTGCCGAGCGTGGGGGTCTATGTGCGAACAGGCGAGACTGAAATGACTTTAACAGAAATACACTTTTCAAAACCCAATGAGGAATCATTGTCTTCGGTTTTCGATCAGCATCACTGGATTATGATTTTAGCCGATTTGATAGGTTGGAAAATAGAAGAAAAAGTCGAAAGGGCATTTGATTATGACCTTGAAGTGAACATACCTGATGAAATGTTGGGCGATGTCTTTGTTTGTTCTTCTCGATGCGGCGCAATGTTCCGTGTCGAACCTCTTTCAACAGGGGTGAATTATACGCTTATTGATGATGAAGCGACTTGCCCTTGTTGCGGAGATGTAAATGCTGTGGATGAAGCCTTGAAAGGGGTTCATGTTGTTCTTGACGACACCGGTTGGGTTCTAAAACAAGCGAGAATCGCTCAAAAGAAAATTATTGAAGAAGAGTGAATCACATGACAAAAGGAGTTGGAACAAAGTTTGACAATCGTTTGGCTAAGTCAATCGAACCGTCTTTGATATTGGGTCAAAGCCTTCACATAATGACTACCCAAGCATACGGCCAGTGGGTCTTAAATCTAAGACTTCATAGAAACACCCCGTCAATGTCTGGATACACAGGATACACCAAACAAGGATTCATGCTTACAAGAGATGAGGCAAGAGATTTAGGCAATAGCCTCATGGATTTGGTCGCAAATGATGATGCTTGGATTGATGATGAACAAGGAGTTGAAGAACTTGATGACTAAGGAAAAATGGGATGCGTTGATTGAATCAGGTGGAGAGCAAATTGAACATTTGGCTATGCGCGTTTTCGATGAGGATGAATTGCTACAAGAAAGAATTGCTGAATTGACATTCAATATGTGGGAGGAATTGATGAAGAAGCCGCCCCGTTCACCTGATTCTTTGGCGGCTGATGTATTCTACATCGTTTGTAAAATGACTGGCAATCGAGTGTCGGTAGCAAATATGAAAATATACACCGACATGGTTTATGGAAAACCATTGAGGGTCATTCCCCGTTCTAAAATCACTAAATCGAAATGGCCGGTTGAAGAGAGAGAGAAAGCAATTATCCTCCGGCATTTACCCGATGAAGAAGCATACGAAGACATGGTTAAGGAATGGTGATTATGTCCTTTGAATTGGTTCAGGGAGATTGCCTTGAAGCCATGAAAAAAATGTCAAGCAATAGTGTGCATTCAATTGTCACTGATCCGCCATACGGATTATCCTTTATGGGTAAAAAGTGGGATTATGATGTTCCTTCTGTTGAGATTTGGAAAGAGGCTTTTAGAGTCTTAAAACCCGGAGGACATTTGCTCTCATTTGCTGGCTCTCGCACTTATCATCGAATGGCGGTGAACATTGAAGACGCAGGTTTTGAGATTCGCGACCAGATTATGTGGGTCTATGGGTCGGGATTTCCGAAGTCGCATAACATTAGCAAGGCGATAGACAAAGCCGCAGGTGCGGAAAGAGAAGTCATTGGTGTTGTTCCTTCACGAAGTCCGACCTCTCAAGCGACAAATTGGGGAAACAAAGGCGTGGATAAATGGCATGAAGAAAAAAAGGGAACGCACGATATGGAGATAACCAAACCCACCACACCCGAAGCGCAACAATGGGAGGGGTGGGGTTCAGCCCTCAAACCCGCCCATGAGCCTATCGTGGTCGCCCGTAAGCCCCTCATCGGCACTATTGTTGAGAATGTGCTTGAACATGGCACAGGTGGCTTGAACATTGACGCTTGCCGTATTGAAGGAGAAAAGCCTCTTCGTGAAATTGTTAAAGGAACAACAACAAAAGGTCGTTTCCCTGCCAACATAATTTTCGATGAAGAAGCAGGTCGGGTTCTTGATGAGCAAAGCGACTCCGGCGGTGCTTCGCGCTTCTTTTACTGCGCCAAAGTGAGCAAACAAGAAAGGAATGCGGGCTGTGAAAATTTACCGTTGGTAAAATATGCGCCATCGAATCAAGCGAAAGCGGAATTGAAACGAGGGAACGAGGATTTTAACGCATGGAAAGGTAAAGAACAAGATAAAAGAAATAACAACAATCATATCGGTTCTAATCAAAACCATCACCCAACGGTAAAGCCCGTTGCTTTGATGAAATACTTATGCCGACTTGTCACGCCCCCAAATGGAATCGTTTTAGATCCCTTCTTAGGCAGTGGAACTACCGGAATTGCCGCAACCAGTCTCGATTTTAATTTTATTGGAGTTGAATTAAGCGAAGAATACATGGAAATAGCGCGACACAGAATAAAAAACCATGTTGATGTTATCGAAACGGTTTTGATAGAAGAAGAAAAGCAAAAGTCATTGTTTGATAATTGGTGATTCATTTGTCGTTTTATGATTTTAGGGTCGTTGCTGAAACTTCTCGGATACTCCATAAAATGAAACGCCCACAGCGAACACTGTCTGGTTGTTTAGCAGGGACTATGGCCGACCAATGGCCCGTTGTTCACTTTTTTTATTCCCCTTCATCTCCTGTGCGATTAAGCGACGAGGATCTCCGAGAGATTTTCTTTCACCTTACCGACGCATACCCAAGTGAAATCGAAGACAACCCTGATTTGATAATGGCATTGTCAAGACTATCTCAAGCGGATAAAACAACAGTGACGCTTGGCCGGGTGAGTCAAGTCATAGAACAGATTCTATCAAATGATAGGGATAATGAGCAAAGAGCGATGATTTTACAGCCCTTGTATTCAAGAATCAATGAAGTGGATATGCGAAGTGTCATTCGCCGCCTTTCCTTTTTCCCCACCGTTGCTAAGAGAACATGGATAATATCGGCACTGGCGATAGCAAATGATGTGCCGTTTAGCGTTATGCGCCGTTCTTGTTTAATCACTGGCTTGAATCAGGTTGCACACTTATGTTCGATTAAAGACTACGATGCAATCATAGAAGCCCAAACGCCTCGCATAAATAATGGCATAATTATCCCCACGCCTTTGTCAAAGAAAATCGACGCTGTTCGTTTTTCAAAGTGCCTTGTCGATTCACCCCAAGGCGAATTCATAACTGTGCATAAAAGCGTGGAGTCCATCACCATATTTGATTCGGCAGGTCATGTCGTTGAAGAAACGGTTATATCAAGTGACATCATGCCTATGTGGTCTATTCCCCTTACTGTATTACCTAACGGGGTTTATTTGGCCGAATATGCCGATGGTAGAGAGATGGAGGTTTTGATTTTGGATTGTTATACCGCCGCCCCTGATTTGTCTTTAATCGAAAGACGAGAGCAAATACCAAACATTATTTTGAAACCTATGCAAGAAGTCCCTTTTCCTAAAGCGGCTAAACAAAACAACAAGAATGCACTTTTACTTTGGAATCCGTCATCATTGCTCACTTATGAAAATACTCAAGACGAAGTAGTGCTGATAGATCATAATACAAATCTGTGCGTGTTTAGGGTTTTAAGCGGCATTTGGGGAGAAGTAGTTGAGAACGGTGGAATCCGTTTAGCGAAATGGCGCATTGGTGCTGTTGATGCTGATGATTATATGCCAGTTGGTGTTGTTGAGGCATCTGTCGATTTAAGCAAAGAATTGACAAAATACTGCGAGGATTCAAGCGCATACGAAGGCGAAAATGTGGCATTGAAAACGCCCGTCTTTGTCGAAGTCGATGTAATTTCATCTGGTTTTGGAGTATTGGGTGGATATGTTCAAGGACAAATCACCAGCATAGCCCGAAGTGCGGGCAAACGGAATGTGGTTCGCGTTGAACAATTAGATTTCTTAAATCAGGATGGGGATTTTGGAGATGATGAAGGATGATAGAGAGAGTGGGCTGGCATGGATAATTTTGAAGGCGTTGATTCTAATTCCTCCGTTACTAATTCTCATAGTGGTTTTAGCGGCAGGGATAGCGATACTTTACCCATTGGTAGTAATCAAGAGCAAAATGAACGCATAACCCCTTTGGTTTTACAAACACTTTCTTTGATAGAATACATGCGGGCGGATATAGTCTGTCAATTAAGCATTGAGCGACCATGTGGTTATTTGATTAGACCCCAAATATGGTTTTTGAGACTCACTGAATCTATTGTTTTGCATTTGACTTCAATTGGTTTGAAGCCTCAAAAACGATATACAAAAGCATCAGACATCACCAAAATAATACATTCAATAAAACAAATTGATTCGATGATTAAACCACGGCGAGGTTTGCTTCTTGTTAAGCAATTAAACGGGATACTGCGGCAACCTTCGACTCATAATGAAGTGTTAAAAGCCTTTGAAATGATTGAACAATCGTTAGAGAGGCTTTAAGAGTCAAACCCCTTTGGGGTAGAATGCGAGAAGCACAAACATGGTGAAAAATATGGTATTGAATGAAACACTTAAGCGACAAATGGAGAAGAACAGTTGGAATGAAGAAGAAACGGAGAGGGCGTTTGCCGATTTCGTAAAAGAGTCATTCCCTGAAGTATGGACTGCGGCGAACCAAAAACTCGCTAATCTCGATCCCGAAGACTACGATTTCTTTTCATCCTCATGGGAGATTACAACAAACCGAAGAAAGGGTTCTGGCGGCAAAGGCGAGACATGGGTTGGTATGCTTGTTGGATACGACGGCGAGCGAGATACAATGCAACGCCAGCGTGACACTGCGGTATCTGCCGCCGAAGCAAACATCAGCCAAGCACTACGGTATGGCATCAAAATCAAAGACCGGCAAATTGGCATAGGTCGTGCTTTTTCGGAATCAGGCAAGTGGAAGGTCGCAAACAGCGATGATACTATTGTTCATTCGGAGGATGCAAAAGGGGATGCAAAACCTCGTTGGGCCATACCCCTCTTTAATGGCACACACATTTGCCTTCTCAAAGACGACAAGAAATCGCCAAAAATGGCTTACATGCCTAAGCGCACTTGGTTCTTCATTGGGAACAAGCAAAGCGAATTCTTCAAAGACGGCCCTATTGCTGAAATACTCCCGTTGGAGTGTTCCTTTGGGGCGGCTGATGTCGATTTGAAAATCCTCCGCCCAATTTCTTTCAAGGCTGAAATGGAGGAAGCGTGGACTGGTGACGGCCATGTTCTCAAGGCTCTTGATATTGAACCAACATACGGGCTTGAATGGATTCCTGAAGAAATGCAGGCGACCGCTACCAAAATGTTCTCCCCCGACCAATACCTCGCCACTACTGCGCCAGTTGTTGATTTGAATGATGCTATGGACTTTCACATGAAGGGCCGTAAAATGCTTCAAAGTGGCAAAGACTTCGGCCCACTGTTTGTTGTATCTGGTGTTGTTGATTATGTCGATCACGATGGCAAAGCCCATGAGTGGACTGATGGCGGCTTCAAGCATTCTTTGACTCTTACCAGTCAATCTCTTCGCCGTGAAGACCCCAACGCTCAAATGTGGATTGATGTTTCGCGCACACTTGTTGCCGACCATGAAGCATTTAAGGTCAAGAAGGCCGATGGATGGCATGACTATGCAAAGGGTTCAAGGGTTTGGGTAGTTGTTCGTTCTCGCACATGGGAATCCACTACTGGCGACATCAACCTCAACATGGATGCCAAGGGCGTTTATGCCATGCCTCTACGCTCAATTGTTGCGCCAAAGGTCGATGATAACATCAGTGACCTCGGCCACCTCGACCAACCGGAGGGATACTGAATGGGATTCTGGGCTTCAAACGAAACCGGCGGAATCGCTTCAAAAGGCTCTCCTTGTATTTGGGGAGATTCATTTGCCGATATTATTGATGCGGCTATGATAGAAGTCGAAGCAACCTTTGAGGTTCAAATTGGCCGAAAGCCAACGCCCGAAGAATTGCGGCGTGGACTCATGTTTGCCGCAGGCGGATATGCTCATCAAGCCAAAGAACAAAAATCAAATGAAGTGCTTAAGGAATTGGGCGCATTCAATCCAGATTCAATTAAGGATGGTGAAGAGTGATGGCAGGGACAGGATTCTTCGATTCATGGCAACCCAAAGACACCAACAACCCAACGCCTTCAACGCCTGTTTCTAAGCCCCCTGCGGTAGAGGAAGCAATCGTCACTGACGAATGGCCCAAAGGCGACAAAAGCGAAGGCTTTGAGGATGTTTATGATGCAATTAGCAGTGCAATAGACGATCACCCACTGGTAGCGGGAACGCCTGCACCAGCAACCCCTCTATCCAACAACCCTGCATGGGCGGCAATCGCCAAGGCTCGCATTCAAGCGGCCAAGCCGAATACTACTACCTATGTGTTCAATGCTATTTCAGGGCATCCTAAGTCTGGTAAAACCGGAGTTGCATTAGATAGCCTTACTGATGAAGAAATCGAAGCGGGTGCTGAAATCATCCACATCGACTTTGACATGGGCGGAGAATCAACAAGAGCCGCACACCATCATGGTAAAACCAACATTCTCACGATCAATCCTTGGATACTGCATAAGAATCCAAGCCGTGTGCCTTATGATTTCCCCGCCACTTATCAAAATGTGATGGATATTCTACTGGCCGCACAGGAACAGTCCGAGATTCAAGACGCTTATGTTGTTGAACATGGCGAATTGCCAAAGCCATATTTGAAGACGGTTGTTTTCGATGGCGCAGGCCACTGGCTCAACATCTGTGAAACGATGATGAAGGTTGAAGACTTGGAGTTGGGCGACGATGGGATTGCTGTTTCAGGCAAGAAGGCTACTGTTCAAATTGGCAGGTTCAATTGGAACATCCGAAAGAACCGCTACAATAGTGCTATGACCGCCTTAACCGAATTATGTCGCAGTGGGATTCACTGCTACTTGATTACCCACCTCAAGGACTCCTACGACTCCAACGGGAACGAGATTGCAGGGGCGGAAGTCCCTAATTGGTTGAAAGGAACGGAGAAGTGGCTACAACAGCGCACAGTCATGGAGACTGTCAAGGAACGCAACGAAAAGGGCGAATTGACCGGTGGCGTGAAGTCTTACGCTGTCCTCGTTGAAAACCGCACTTCTTTGAAGACTCAAGGCAAGGTCTTGGTCTTTGAACAAAACAAAGAAGGCGGCACATGGCATGGATGGAAAGGCTTGCGTGACGGTTCTTTTGAACACCCAGATGATGTTATTGCGGAGTGAACCTCATGGTATTGAAAATCAAACCGCCAAAGGCATACCCTGTGCCTAATGCGGATGGTTTGAATTCGACATACGCTTGGCATCCGGGTATGCGGGATTATGACGGCAAAGGAAAGGTGATACTACGCGTTTCTAAATCCTCATTGGGCGCATTTCAATTCTGCCAACAGCAGTATTTCATCAAGTATGTTTTGGGGGTCAAAGAGCCTTCGACTGATGATATGACAAGAGGAACAAATGTTCACGATGCAGTTGAGGACTTTTACAATAACCTTGATGTCGAGAAAGCATCAAGACTTGAAGACACCCAAGACATCTATGATTATTTCAAGTCTCAAATCCCCACCTCGTCTAAGGAGAAGGAATGGGGCGGAGTCATTACGCCACCAGCCCCGTTTGTCTTAGACGAAAGACAGCATTTAGACCGATTTATGAAGGCGGAGGCTGTTCGGTTCTCAAACAGCAATAGCGAACATTTCATACCATCAGGAAACGAGATTTCAAGAGATGTTGTTGTTTCTATTGATGTAGGCAATACATCTGTTTTGGTTCATTTGACAGGGATTATAGATCGAGTCTTTACTGATGAAGAAGGTCGTTTGCATATTCACGAATTAAAGACTGGCGCGTGGAAACTAAATAACAAATTGAAACTTGAAGGCATGAGAAAAGAAATGGCCTTCTATGCTTACATGATTCAAAAATCGGATGGCATCGAAACCTCTTTTTGGGGGTGGGATCACACTAAAGGAGTGAAGGATTCTGGCGAAGACCGGATTTATCGCTTTATCGAACCTGTTCAAATTTCGGGCATCACAGGGATGCTCAAAGACCTTACAAGCCTTGTTGAATCGCACATGGCTTATTTTGGCGGTTATTCCGGCGATTCGTATGACATTCTATCTGGTGGTGCTGAAAGGTTCATTTGCGAGCCTTGGTGCAGGGTCAAAGGATACTGCCCAAAATACGAGAGAGCCTTAATGCCCTATGATATGAAACAACAAATAACAGGAGATGCGAAAAATGACTGAAATAAACAAAAAAATGCTTGAAGTAAGAACGATGATTGACAAATTAGGGCTGGATTTTAATGAAGGAGATGCGGTGACATCGATCATTATGTATTCCTTAATCCGAAGAGAACAGCCCCAAAATAATCAGTTGCCCTTTGCGATAAATGAACAATTGAATCGAGCAGTCAAGGCAATCAGGAGAGATGCGCCCAAGCCTGCGTCTAAGGTTCTTGTTAATCGCAACGACGGCTTTTCGTTCTTTAAGAAATCTGATTATCAAAAAGATGACCCCTACGACCCCTACGGTATAAAGGCTAAATTGGGCCGACCTAAAGGATCGAAGAATAAACCTCAAACCAAAAAACCGACTGGCGGTAAAGGAAAGAAAAGACCGGCCAGACAAGGTAAAAAGAACCGATGCTCAAGGTGTGGTCGATTAGGTCATAAAAGACCTTCATGTGATTACAAGACTCACATAAACGGTTCAATCGCAATGCCTTTGTTGAAGAAGAAGTAAGG